CATCAGATACTTCATATTCTTATCCTCCATGCTTTTGTGTATCAAAAAACGATCATGTCACGTTCATCGTAGATGCTGCCCTGCTGCTGTCCTTCATTTCGGATGCAGCGGTCTAGTGCCATGATCGCAGCGACGATACCGTCAATTTTCTCCGGCGACTTTGCCTTGGTAGGCTTGATATTGCCGGCCGGATCAGTGTCCACGACCACATTGCCAGCCATCCATGCCATGATGGGGTTGCCGCCGTGAACGATACGTCCTTCCATCAGGAGCTTATAGAACTCCTTGGTGGGCGGGCTCATATCCTTAAATCCTTGTCCGAAAGGTACGACCGTGAATCCCATCCCCTCTAGGTTCTGGGTCATCTGCACCGCTCCCCATCGGTCAAAGGCGATTTCCAAAATATGATAAGTCTTGCCCAGTTCTTCGATGACTTTTTCGATGAACCCGTAATGGATGACATTGCCCTCGGTCGCCATCAGGTAGCCCTGCTGGAACCAAATGTCATAGGGCACAGATGCCCTGCGCACACGCTGGGGAATCGTATCCTCCGGAATCCAGAAGAACGGCAGCATGATGTACTTTTCCTCCGGGGTTCTGGGCGGGAACATCAGCACAAAAGCCGTGATGTCACCGGTGCTGGACAAGTCCAGTCCACCGTAACAGTCACGGCCTTTGAGGGCTTCCATATCGATTGGCTGGTTGCCGAGGTCATAGATGTGTTCCGGGATAAATCGGGTCAGAGAGGACACCCACATATTCAGACGGAGCTGCTTGAATACATTCTCCTCTGCTGGGTTGTCCAGTGCCTCTTGGTAAGCATCCCGGACGCGCTGGATCTGGATGGTCTGTCCCAGTGAGGGGTTGGCCTTATACCAGTTGGCTTCATCGTGCCAGTCATCCTCATCGGTCAGACCATAGACCACCGGGTAAAAGGTGTGGTCAATTTTCCGACCGTTCAGCAGGTCAAGGGCTTTCATGTGCAGCTCATAGCAGATACTCTCCTTGTCCGTGCCGGCCGTGGTAATCAGGAAGAACAGCGGCTGTTCACGGGCGTCACCGGAACCTTTGGTCAGGACATCGTAGAGCTTGCGGTTGGGCTGGGCATGGACCTCATCCAGCACCAGACCGGACACATTCAAGCCGTGCTTCGTGCCGACTTCCGCTGACAACACCTGATAGAACCCGGCGTTGCTGTAATTCACAATGCGTTTGGTTGCCGCCATAATCTTGCAGCGTTTCATGAGTGCCGGCGTCATCTGCACCATCTGGTTGGCAACGTCAAAGACGATGGATGCCTGCTGCCGGTCGGCGGCAGCGCCATAGACTTCTGCGGAGGGCTCGTTATCGGCAAACAGCAGATACAATGCCACCGCAGCGGCCAGCTCCGACTTGCCGTTCTTCTTTCCGATTTCGACATAAGCTGTGCGGAACTGTCTGTTTCCGCGCTCATCCACAATACCGAAAACATCCCGGATGATCTGCTCCTGCCAAGGGAGCAGCCAGAACCGCTTGCCCGCCCACTTGCCTTTGGTGTGTCGGAGGTTTTCGATAAAGCGCACGGCGCGGTCGGCCTTGGCTTTATCGTAGTGACAGGTCGGCAGCATGAAGCGGCTGGGCTTGTAGTCTTTGAGTTTTGGGTAGTTCTTCGGTCTGCTCTCCATCATCCGCCACCTCCCAGCAGGTTTTCCATCTCATCAGCAGCATCCGCAGGGCTGCAATCCGAGGCAATGATCCGGCTTCGGGAGGATGGGGTCAGACCGAACTGCTCGGCAAAGCGGTTCATGATTTTCAGATAGGTCTGTGCAATGGAGACCTGCGGCACCTGCTGCCAATAGCCGGAGGGCGTTTTGACGATGGTGCCGTGCTGGGTGATGAATTCTTCTGCTTCTTTCCATCGTGCGTATGCCTGACAATAGCCGGCGAAGGCAGCCATGTCCACTTCGGTCAGGATGCCGATGGCTTCCATCTGCTTGGCAAGACGCCGCCATTCTTTTTTTGCTTCCGGCTCCAGCCATTTCGGACACGCCGGTGCTTTCTTTGTGGGCTTCGGTTCGCTGGTATTCAGCGGATGCTTGCCCGGATTG